CCGCTGTGTTGTACAAATTTTGTACCGTATGGTGTTACATTACCTAAATCTCTTAGATTATTAACACCTGGAAACGATCCTGTAAATATTCCTTGAATATTATCAATGATCGAATTTACATGGTCACTTACTTCACCTAAAGTAAATTCGTTAATAGTTTCATTCAACGGATTGTGTTGTAGGTTAATCGGTAACTCGTAATATCCGTTTGTATTAATAGGCTGGTTAGCAAATGTCTTAATTGTTAAAACATCATTAGTATCGATATCAGTTGCTAAGACAACCTTCTTGTATGCTGGGCTGTCTACTACTTGCCACTTATCTTTAGATAAGCGAATACCGTTAATATAGATTCTAACTTCTAAATCAGCTAAGTCATTAACATCATCAAAAATGTCAATATCAAAATTGTTTACTTTACCAGTATTTTTGTAAATTCTAATACCTGGCTGTGTATTTGTTAAGACACTAGTTTGCCAACCGTTTAGATACTCAACTACATCAGTTGATTTTGTTTTAACAAGGTAGCCGGCAGCAATGCCTTTGGTAATGATAGTTGATACATCTTTGTACTCAAATGTATCAGTTGCTAGTGTAAAGTTAAAAACAATATCGCCAATGTTATTAATGTTCTTATAAGCTAACGGAAAGCCTAAGTTACTGTCGTTAGATCCATTACCAACTTTGTAACTAAACATAGTAGTACCAGCAAAGCTAGATCCGTCATATACTGAAGTGTCACTATAACTCACACCGTTGCTGTCAACAATGTCAAACAACGGTGCTTGATTTCTTTTTGTCTTTTGTTGTGTCACTTTCCATTCAGTTCCAGTGTACCAATACATTAAACCTTGATTAGCAACACCTTGCTTAACTAGTACTACTTGATCTAATACAGGCTCGTCTTCTAGAATCAAATGAATTTGACGACTGAGTTGTCCGTTTTCTGTTGTATGGCGAACATCAATAAAATCAACACGATAAATTTTGTTCTTAACAAAAACATCAGTGTCTGCTGTAAACAGAATTCGTTGTCCTTGTGTAACCGGTTGTCCGTCAATGTTATATCCAAGACTGCCTTCAATTGTTGAAAATACATCTGTTGTAAAGTTATCGATTAAATCAACATCAACAATAGCATTACGGCCAAAGTTGTATAACTTAATGTCAGCATCAAATTCAATAATAGGTCTTACTGCTCTTGCAGATTGATCAATATCAGGAACTTTACCGTTGTATGTTGCACTTGCCTCAATAACATCTTTATGGAACCAGCGGTTGTAACGGCTCCAAGGATTGTGATCTTGGCTAGCTCTATTGATTACTACATAGTCAGGGTCTTTAGCATAAGATGTTGCATCGCTAAAAGGCAAACTGTCAAATGGGGTATCATCAAATAGTACTGATTCACTTAGAGTGTACGCACTAATTAATTCTAAGTCTGACTCTTTTACTAGTTTAATTGCTGTGCCAACACCTTCAACATAGAACTGCCCGCTAGCATATTCTGCAGGTTCAACTTTTCCGTAGAACGAAACTTTCATTCCGTTACTTAATGCTGTGCCGTCAGGTAGCTCGTAGTTAGCTTTTTCTAATAAATCTGTTTCAACATTGATGTATGTGTTTTCATCAATCGATAACAGTTGGAAAACTCCTCCTAAATCTAGATCGTTTTCGCTTAGGTAATATAATACATCAGGAGCATCGTAAGGCACTTCAAATGTTAGTATCCCGTCAGTTACTCCATTATTTGTAATACCTTTAGTATATCTATCAAGAGACCCAGATGTTCGTGAAGTTTTGATACTAAACGGATTTCCAGGACTGTTAACTTTAAAACTATAAGTTTGCCCTTTAAACAATTTAATTGTTGGGTTTCTTGTTAGTCCGTCAGGGGTTAACAAGAAAGCAAAACTATCACCCTGGTCTTCAACTTCAACAGAGAATTCGCTAACAATTTTTTCTTGCTGGCCGGCAATCTTGATTACATCAGGGCCGTAAGGTAACCAGTAATATTGTTGGAAGTTAATAAACTTATCCCAGCTAATGTGAGGGTCCCAAGAATAAAATTCTTGAGAGTTAACCTTTGAATGGTTTGCTGTATTAGCACCAAATACGCCTAGCTGGTTAATATAATCTTGATAGTCTTTAAAGAATGATACTTTTCCAAGTTCGTCTTTTACAGTAATTCCAGGTTCTAACTGATAATTCTGTCTTTCTAAGCTAGGAGCCTTAATAAAAATATCACTGCCAACTGTTGCTTTAGAATTCTGACGGCCTACAAAGCCGTTAATTTTATTAACAGTACCGTTTTGTACTAATTGATCAGTTGTAGCTTGTAAAAACTTTTTATTAGCATCCGAGCGATAGAATCTTGGTAGAAACTCTGATGTCTTGCTTCCGTTTGCGCTTGGATTGGTCTTATCAGCCATTAGTTGCTCCGTAAGATGAACTTGTTATATTTTGTGTAGATGATGTTGTTGAGGTCGGTGTTGTGCCGCTAATTGCTTTGATTGCGCTAGCTGTAATACCAGAAATTATTTCAATATCATCAACTGTTGCGCCGTTGACAAATAGTTGATCACTAGCTGACTTAATCTCTAATAAGCTACCAAAACTTAAACCTGTTTGTCGAGGAACAATTACAAAATTTGTAATGTCCGGAGACAACTGTGTCATTACATAGGTTGCTAATTCTGTAAAGTAGAATGTATCTCCAAAGTCCCAGTTTTCTAATGCAAAGAATTCACTAATTGCAGTAACTACTCGGGCTTTGATATCATTATCAGATACTACTCTATTTGTATTTTTTGTAACTTTAAAACTTGCTTGCACTTCAGGGCTAGCTGTTTGTCCAAACAATACTTTGTAACTTGCGGGATGGTACACTATCTCGTCGCTTACTGATTTAATTAAGTTCAACGAAGGAGATAATGTATTATACAATTCATCCGAACTTGGAGGTAACGGTTTAGTTAGAAGTGCCCCTGATAGGTATTGTCTAAATTTAGTGTCGTAGCCTTTAGTTAAAACAAATACATCAATAATGTTGCTTGCGCCTGGATCAATTCTTGATTCGTAGTCGGCGCTATGTGTGTACTGGAATTTTAATTTGTCTCTTCCAATGTAAACTTTATAATCTAAAGTTGGAATTAAACTATATGTAGAGTCAAGTACTTTAACTACATTAGTTTGTACATAGTAAAAATATTGTCCAATAGCATAATCTGTCTTATTGCCTTCTTCGCCTTCTTTGTTAAAAATAATAACTTTGTTGTCGTCATTGTTAACATAACGATAATCGTCTTGACCAAGGCTAATAGAATACTTTTCTAATACAATATATTTTGTCAATGGGTTAGTTGCCGAATCAACAATTTCTTCAAATGTTTCAGGATTATCAACTACTCCGTCTGCATCTGTATCAGCAAATGCTACAATTAATTTTTTGTTGTCGACATAGCCATCAAGACCGTTAAACTCACTAATAATATCCCACTTAAGGTCAAGTGTGAACGGACTTGTAGAGTCTGGCTTGTTGTTAACACTTAATACTTTGATAGTGTCGCTAATAACTGAATTAGTCTTACTGTCGTAGATTTTATTTGCTTTATCAAAGAAGAAACGAATCTGACTATCACTTTCAAAAATGTATCTAAGCTCGCGGCTTGCTACAGTATAAAATTGATTATCTGTTGTAAACAATATCATCCAGCTAGAATCTTGTTGCTGGTTACTTTGGTCACCTTGCTTACCTAAACTAAACTGAGAAACTACATCTAAATTTGATTCAAAAACAATTTGCCATGTTTGTGTAACAGCATTGTATCTTAAGCCAAATGGTTTGTTTGCAAAAATCAAATCAACCATTGTGCCAACTGTAGAATCGTCAATTACTGTTCTCCACTTTGGAACAATCTGTGTAATAATTGCGCTAGAAGGAATAGTTTCATTTAATGTTATTGTACCAAACCCAGTAGATAACACACCAGTACCACCGTTAGTGCCATCGCCAGATACATTAACTACTTCTGCCCATACAGAGGTAGTAGATCCTTTTGTTGACGGAGTTCCAAATACTAGTTTATTTTTCTTTGTTGTGTCAAAGTAGTAACCAGTCGGTGCATCAAACTTAACTAGCGCACCTGGTTTAAAATACTTAAGGTCAGTAGCAGTAAACGAACCTACTTTATAGATAGTAGCATCAACTGCATCTCCTACATAACCTGTAGAAGAATCGCTGTCAGATGTAACATTATACCACGAAATGTTTAAACTTGCAGAAACATAAATTACATATTTTGAATAGTAATAGTTCTTTAGGTTACTTCCTGATAAAATATCATAGATATTGTTATAGATAATACCTTCAATGTCAGTTCTATTAGCGTAGCTGAATCTTGTTTCAGCAACATATTCTTCTTTGTAAACAACTCCATCGTCTGCAAAAATGTTTGTACTTGAATACTTACCCGTTGGGTCAATTAAATCAAAGTAACGGCTAATGCCAGAACTTGTTCTGTTAACTGCTTTAACTTTTGCAACAGACTGACTAACTCCTAACGGACTAATGTTATAGTCTTCGCCGGTAATCATTCTATTTTGAGTGTAGTAGGTTGCAGGAGCATTTGCTTTAATAGAGTCGTTTGTTTCAGACTCGCTAGCATTTGATACACTGATAGTTAAGTTTAAAGTCAATGTTAGTGTTTCTAATTGTCCAGTTTGAGATGTGTAAGGAATACTAATTGAAACACTACGAATATCTTGAGAATTGATAGTGTATGAAAGTCCGTTACTAATTCTATAGTAAGCACGGAAGGTACCTAATGGTAGGTTGCCAAATGTACCATCACTAAACACTAAACTAACTGCATCGCTTGCTCTAGTAACTACTCCAAAAATGTTTCTTAGGTTTTTATTTAGGCTGTTATAGATAATGTTGTTGCCTTCAAAGCTAGGAACTTTAGTCCAATCTTCAACTTCAAGGCCCGCTTGATCTAATTTGTAGAGCCAGACATCATTATTATTGATATTTTGTGCATCAATATCTACACTTTCGTTTGTACTAGGTTGACTGATTGTAAATGTACCAGTGTTTAAACTACCTTGTACAAAGTTTAAGAAGAAACCAGAGCTAGCACTTGCGGCTCCTTGGCCGTCATCTCTATAAACAAACGCTAGTTTATTTCCAACTTTAGGAGCTTCTTCATAAATGAAGTTCTCTCCTTTAAATGTTGTGCTAGTAATTTCAAAATTCATCGAACGGCCGGCTACTGTTTTGTTAAAAGCAAAAACAGGTACATCTTCGTTGGCTGCTTCAAAGCGGTATTGTTCTGTAGAAATTC